TTTTTTCGACGGCGAGGGGTGTATCTCGATTAGCTGTTCGAAAAAGGGGAAGCCGGTTGCTTATTACACGTTGCAACTAACGGCATATCAGAACGTCCAAGCCCCTCTTGACATATTTGTTCTTTTGTTTGGCGGGCGGCTTCTTCCTCGCAGTGAGGGCGGTCATATTTGGCAGCAAACTGGTTCACAAACAATCGCCACTCTATCAAAGCTGCTTCCGTATTTGATTGTTAAACGCGCGCAGGCTGAAGTTGCGATTGTCTTTCAGCGGCGCAAGGTACCAAAAGGCGGAAAATACGCTGATCCAGCTTCGGCGCGAGCCTTGGACGATATTGATTTTCGCGAAGTGAAGCGGCTCAAAGTAATAGGAGGCTAATCTGTCCCGTCAGTATTTTGCCGATACACTCACCGAGCCGGTCAATTCGGCTTACACCACCATCACGGCCACGACTGAAACCGTGCTCATTCCGACCGCGCTCACCGGCATTCCGGCCAACGAGCCGCGCGCCGGCAAGATTTATGAGTTGACGGTAGGCGGCACATGTACGACCGGCGCATCGGGCACGATGATCATCACGCCGCGCTATGGGCTGGTGATCGGCGGCACCTCGCTGGGCGTATCGCCGACGCAGACTGTTGTGCCCAGCATCACCACGGCGCCGTTCCTGTATCGCTGCCTGCTGATCTTTCGCTCGATCGGCTTGCCTGGCGCCAATTCCACCGTGCTCGCCACCGGCAAGTGGGAGAGCGGCGGTGCAGTGGCGACGGCATCGAGCCAGACCTCGGTGTCACATTGCACCACCGGCGCGGCAATCTCGGTTGATGCTTCGGTTGCTTCCGGTCTGTGGATCGGGGTGACCTTCTCGATCGCGCCATCGGTCATCCCGCAGTGGCACATCTGGCGGTCGCTGAACTGATGACGCGGGGGCAGCACAATGGCACTGCCCCCCGGGCCCGTTGGGCTTAAATTCTGGCAACCGCGTGTCGAGGCCACGCCGGCCGGTTGGTACATCCTTGTTGGTCAGGCACTAGTCACCGGCGGCGATACGTCCGGTTACACCGGCTTTACCGAGCGGCAGGTTATAACCGTTGCTGCTTATGATGCCGGCGCTCCTGCTACAGGCACTAGGCTGCGCGTCACCGTCCAAGGCGGCGCCGCCGCTGGTGTCACCTGGGCCAAGGCTTATGTCGGGCATGCCGCGGTGTCCGGCGATGCTTTCGACTTCGACGGAACGCAAGTTCAACTGTTCTGGTCGGGCAATGCCGGCGGCAGCGTCGGGGCCGGTTCGGTATCGCTGACCAGCGATGAAGTGGTCTACGCCTTTAACAAGACCAAGCCGCTTGTTATCGCCATCTATGTCAGCGGACCGGCTGACACGTTCTCGTCCCAGAGCCCGATATCCAATTTTAGCCGGGCCTATACGTCCGGCGACGTGGCGGCAACGAGCGATGTTACGGCCGACGGCAGCGATGCCAATGTGCTTGTCGGCATTTCCAGGGTGGATGTTTATTCCGATCCTGTTTCCGACAGCGGCCCGGTAACGCTACCCGCTGCCGGTGGCAGCTACACGCTCACGGGCACGGCCGCCGGCCTTGGCCTTGGTTACTGGATCACCGGCTCGGATGTAACTTTTGCGACCGCATCGGCCGGCGGAACGACACTAGCCGCTGCCGCCGGCAGCTACACACTCACCGGCACCGCGGCCGGTCTGGTGTATCCGACCACGCTGGCGGCTGCGGCGGGCAGCTATGCCCTGACCGGCTCGGCAGTCGGCCTGGGGCTGGGCTACTGGCTCACCGGCTCCGACGTTACGTTTGCGACCGCAACCGCGGGCGGCACGACGCTAACCGCTGCAGCCGGCGCCTACAGCCTGACCGGCACCGCAGCGGCCTTCCGGCTCACGCTCGCCGCTGCAGCCAATAGCTACGCACTCACCGGATCGCCGGCCACCTTTGCCACTCCGTTCAAACTGCCGGCCGCGGGCGGCGCCTATACGCTCACCGGCTTTGATGCCGCGCTGACTGTCATCAGCGGTGTGGTGCTGTTCTGCGGATCGGGCAGCTACACGCTGACCGGCTTCGACGCCTCGCTGCCGTCGCCAATTGGGCCGGTCGAGCCGACCTCGCCGGGCGGCGTCGGTCGCGGGCGGATGATCCGCAAGTTCCGCAAGCGCAAGCGCGAGGAACAGGAAGAACCGATCCCGGTCATCGGGAGCACGCCGGTTGCCGAGGTGCCGCCGGGGCCGTCCTTGCCGCCGCAACCCGGCCTGATGGCACACATGCCGTCGGTGAAGCCGGCGAAGATACCCAAGCGCGCCGATCCTGACGAGGACGAGGACGAAATCGCGCTGCTGCTTGAATTGCTCTCTTAGCTTTTTGTTTCCGTAACTGGCCACGACACGGCCGGGCGCACGGGCCGCGCACCAAGGGCCCGCACTCGCATCGTCCACGCGATAGTTGGGCGTTTCCGTACAGGCCACGATACGGCCCAGATCCTTCAAGGATCAAGGAGCAACCATGAGCACGGAACCTGCTGACGGTGGCGGTGGCAACACCATCACCGACCGACAACTATTTGACCACGCCGTAAGCACGCCTGATCCAACGCCGAGCCCGGCACCGGCACCGTCGCAAACCCCATCGCAAAGCCCGTCAGACACGGGTGGAGCAACGGACGCGCCGCCGCCGTCAACCCGGCCCGACCTGCAGCAACAACCGCCCGCACAAGCGGGCGAGCAGCCGCGGACGCCAGAGGGGAAATTCGCCCCCAAAGGCCCACCGCAGCCGCAACAGCGGCAGCCGGAGGATCATCGCGTTCCGCTTCGGGAAATGCTGGACGAGCGCGAGCGACGCCAGCGCATCGAGGCGGAATACAACCAACTGCTGCAACACTTTCAACAGCAGCAGAGGCAGCAGCAGCCCCAAGGCCCGGAAACCATCTTTGATGCACCCGATGAATATCTCAACCAACGGGTGATCGCTCCACTGCGCCAAGAGATGCAGATGGAGATGATGAAGCGCACCGACGCGCAAAGCCGGGAATTTGCCAACGTGCAATTCGGTGAACAAGCGGTCAACGCCGCCCTCGCCGAAATCGCGAAAATACGACAGACCCCGCAGGGGAATTTCGTATTTCAGCAAATCATGGCTGCGGGACACCCATACGGTGAACTTGTCAAATGGCATAACCAGGCGAAAGCGCATGCGGCAATCGGTCAAGACCCGCAGGCGTGGCTGAAACACCAGCAACAGGTTTGGTTCAACGATCCGAAAGTGCAAGAGGCGATGGCGCAGCATCTTCGCCAGAAGTACGCACAGCAGCAGCAGCAGAACGGCTCTGGTAATCCGCCCAACGTGTCGCTTCCGCCCTCGCTCTCGTCCGTCCCGTCATCGTCGGGACGTGGCGTCGAGCTGGGCGATCTAAGCAGCGAAAGCCTGTTCAACTACGCGATCAAATAATCCCGGCCGTATCTGTCCGACACGAAGCACCCGCCCATCGAGGCGGGTTTTTTGTTGTCCGGATGGCTGGCGGCCATAGCACAGAAAGGGCGTGGCCATGGCCACCAGTACAGTTCAGACGAATAACAAACTGATCAAATTCACGCAGCAGATCAATCGTGAATGGGTCCGCGAGAATATGTTCTCGCCGTACATGGGCGAGGAAGTTAACTCGATCATCCGCCGCAAAATGGAGCTAAAGTCGGGCGGCGAGCAGATGAACATCCCGCTGGTCCGGCGGCTCGTCGGCGCCGGTGTTTCCACCGGCGCTCTGGTCAACGCGGAAGAGGCGATCGAGGATTACGGCTACCGCATCTGGCTGGAATGGGCACGCAATGCGGTCGTGACCACCAAGGCCGAGCAGCAGAAGGACAGCGCCGACATCTTCGGCGAGGCCAAGCCGCTGCTGACTGATTGGATCATGGAACTGACCCGTGACGAGATCATCAAGGCGCTCATGGCGTTGCCGTCTGAAACCCAGCCGGTGGCGGGCACTCGCGTCAACGGCATCTTGTATGAGCTTTCGACGGCGACACAAAAAGGCCAGTGGCAGACGGACAACTCCGACCGTGTGTTGTTTGGTGCTTCGACTGCAAACCGTGTTGCGTCGGCAGTGGCGACCGACCACACAGCGTCGCTGGTCAACGTCGATACCACCGCGGATAAATTGACCGGCGCCAATCTCTCGCTGCTCAAGCGCGTGGCGATGGG